TACAAGGAGAATATCACTGGTAAAAAAATCACTGTTTCTCTACAAAATAAAAAACTTATTCCTAATTATGCTACACCTAAACTTAATCGTATTAATATATGTAGTGAACGCATAAATGCTTTGGTTAATGGAAAAGATTTAAAATCTAGTGATGATATTATTATTGAACCGAATTTTTGTAATATGAATGTTAGAAAAGATGGTAAAACTGTCAAATCTATTACTGATGAACCTGGAATTCCTGAATTGGAATTATTATATCGTGATGTATATGATTATGATGAGGGCAAATTCAAATCTATGTCTACTTCTATGAAAAAACAATATGATAAAGATGTTGAGATATTTTATAAAACATTTACTGGAAATACTGATAAACCTGAATCAGTTAAAACATTTTCGGATATCAAATTGAAAGATTTCGCTTCTAGTGAAGGTTGTAAAAAGGGATCTGTCTATAGACAACCATATGAAGGAACTAGAGATCAAGAATTATTTAAAAAATACGCAGATCATATTCAAATGATGATTACTAATGCACAAAATAATCAAAATGAATTGCTTAGTATATTAGACCAAATGTTTGCTTGGAATCGCAATCGTAGTGATGATACTAAACAAATCATTATAGCACCAGATCTTAATGAGGAAAAACTTGACAAACTAATAGGTGAAGCCAGAAATATAATTATTAAATGTTATACTACATGTGAATCAGACTTTATTGCTGGATTAGAGATATTTGAAGGAATTGTAGAAAAACAAATTATGGATGTTACTAAAAGTCAAATTGATATATTAGAAAAAACAATACATAGTACTCTTTCTGAAGGACCAGCATCCGAAAAAACTGAGCATACTGTAAGTGAAGCGATGCCGACCGAAAATGAATCGGCTGCTACACCCGCCGAAAGTGAAGCTGCTGCTACACCTGAAGAAGTAAAACCTGAAGAAGTAAAACCTGAAGAAGTAAAACCTGATAGTAAACCAATTGAAGAAAAAACTATACATGAAAATAAAGATATTGAGAAGATTATTGATAGTGATAAATCAAAAAATGAGTCTGAACATATTACAGAGACATTTATTAATCCTCCTATAAAAAGTGAAGTAGTTAAAAAACGTGAATCTATTGAACCCACTTATGTACCTACAGACACAACTACTATAGTCAATACTGATGAATTAATATCTGAAACTAAATCTGATATTGAATAAAATATGTATATCATAATATAATTAATTTAAATACTTTTATTACCATAACTGGTCTAAAATATAATATATACCACTTAAAGCATATATTATATTTTATATATCATGATAACTCAACAAACAAAAGACCTTTCGTACAAAAAATATAACAATTTTGCTATATTTGGACATTTTCTTAGTGCTATCGCCATGATATCATTGTTAGCTGATAAAACTTCTCTAATTATACCTTATACTGAAACTTTTACCGAATGGCAAAATAAACCGGTAAATAGTTCTTGTTCTCTAGGTAGTAGACCATTTAATACCACAGATCAAAATTTTTGCATAGCGACAGTAACAAAACCTGTATATTGTGATAAAGATTCTTGTTATGGCATAGACTTAGGTATTCTAATAATATCATTTCATATACTATCATTTTTATTCCAATCTTTTGCACAGATCACTAATTGTACAGGACCAATATTAGGTTATAAATATGATGATATGATTGAAAATAATAAAAATCCATTGAGATTCATAGAATACAGTTTTTCTGCATCTATTATGTTAATAGCAATTGCAGTATTAAATGGTGTTACTGATATTAATTTGATATCATCAATAGCTGTATTAACATCTGCATGTCAGCTTTGTGGTTTAGCAGTTGAATTTACAGATAATATTAAAATGAAATGGTTACTTCATTTAACTGGATGGTTACAATTTGGATGTGCATATGGTATTATATTCCATGCGTTTTTCAGGTCTATTAAATCATCTAATGATAATGGCGCTCCTGGACCACCGTCATTTGTGTATGCAATAGTTATTCTTTTATTTTTACTTTACTCGTCTTTTGGTATTGTTCAGTTGTTTGAACTTATATTAAGAGATAAATGTAATAGATATACTAAAGAAAAATCTTATGTCTTACTATCATTAACCGCAAAACTTCTACTTGGATGGATGATATTTTCTAATGTTTTAGTATTATCTAATTAATAAAATATATAAATAAACTAAATCTAATCTTCATCTTCTTCATCACATGCATTTCCACAAAGAAATTGTCCAGATCCTTTCATTTGAACTATATTATTATCTTTTCCACATAGATCACATTGGGCGGTTTTATTATTTGGTTCTTCTTCAATAAATAGAATATCTCCTATTCCATCATCATTAAAATATCCATCACATAGACAACATTTTACCCATTGTTGTCCACTTTCATAATTTTCGTCTGTATCTTCTTCAAAATCCCAGTTAGGAGGATATCGTTTACAATCCATATTCTCACATAAGTTTGGTGTTTCAGTTATATTCAATATGCTATTATTGTCTTCGTTTTTCATATGATATTTTATATAGTAAAAAATTTATTTATATCTTTTTACTATAATCTTAATTATAAAGTTGATTCACCTTCTCGTTTGATTTTATTCCACTTAGAGATATCCAGTGAAACATTAGTATTAGAGTTAGATTCATCATCATTTGTTTCTATTTCATCACAATTTGCAATTTCTTCATCGCTTAGACGTAATTTAGAATTATATATCTTCTTATTATCTACTTTTGATTTTGGTTCATGTGATTTAAACATATTCATTTGTTTACGGTCACTAAGTTTAGATAATGCCTTCATTCCTTTAATACCAAATTTTTGCTCTCCATACTTAGGATCTAACCAATTCTCTACTTGAGGTTCGTTATCCTCGTTTGGAGTGTCATATCCCATATCTACATAACTCATATCCTTTACTACATCAGCTAGAGGTTTTCTTACGTGACTTTTTCCCTCCTCTTCTTCACCTTTTTCTATATCTTTATTATGAGCATCATAATTGTCTATAATATCTAAAGCAATATTTTTGTCAATATAATGATACATACAATCATTACAAAAGCAACATATATATTTCCATAAAAAACATCTTTCTTTCTTTATTTTATATTCAAATTTTCTTAATTTATTCTTATTGTTTGGATGATGAATTACTTTTTTGTTACCATCAACTATAGTTTTATCTATACGAATCTTTAACAGTATATTTTTATAATATACTCTTTCACTTAAATTCATTACTAGATCAAATTTCTGCTTACAATTTGCTATAGTTTCTTCTAAACCATCTTTGCTTTGATCTTCTATATTTTTTTCTATTATATTAAAATAATCTAGCATTGCTTTTAATTTATCTGGATTAATTTCTTCTATTTCATCACTGTCCTTCTCTCTTTTTCTTGTATCTATATCTTGATCACAATATAATGGTTTCATAAATTCTATATCTCGCATTCTATGTCTTAATCCAGATATTACAAATGATTGTGCTTCATCTAATTTACATAATTCTTCTTTATGATCATCTAATTTATAAAACCGTGATATAGCTAATGCTAATCCTATATAAGTAGATAGTAATATTGGTGCTATAGTCATACTAATATTATTTGTTAAACCAAATTTATCTTTCATAGTTTCTAGAAATGTTATTATTGTTGATACTATAATTACAGTTATCTGTATAAAGTTTACTTTTGTCCTTATATTACTATATTTTAAACCAGTTAATTCTTTATCATGTTTAAAATCTTCCAGATCATCTTTATTTTTTTCCCAAGTTTTCCGCATAGTTCTAGCAATATTAATACATTTTCGTTTTAAGGATTCTCTATTCAAATATACCTCACTTGTTGAAGCATCTTGCATTACATAATTTTGATGATCATATATCACTTGAGCAGTTACAAATTTATCATCATTTTTCACATCATTTTCTATAAAAAGACTCATCTTATTACGATAATGATGTAATATCCATTCGTTAACCCATTCATCCCAATCATTTTTAATATAATAACCTTCATTTGCTAATATGCTTTCACTGCAATTAAAATTATAGCTATCATCATCATCATTACCTGACATATTTATAATATATCAGAAAAAAATAATTTTGTAATTAGATGTTTCTAAATTTAATTATCATAAGTCCAAGTCATATTATTACCATTACCATAATTATTACCTCCTCCTCCAAATAGAGTTGCACCCATATATGCACCCATAAAAGCGTCATTATGATCATGACTACCACACGCACATATAAGGATAAAGAACATTATTGAAAATATCATTACTATCATTCTAGTAGTAGGATGTAATGCATTATGTAAAGTAGATTTTGCTGTGATGGAATATTTTGGAGTAGAACATGTATTATTTATAGCAGAACATTCCTGAATATTCTTAAAATGATAGGAGACTTTAATAATATCGTCATCTTCACCAAAACTAGGTTTACAACCATGCATTATTTTACCGGTATCACCATCTACAGATGTTGTACATTGAATCATATTTTCAGGATTATTTTTTGACATTTCATACTTCCAAATTTTACAAGCTGAGTTATAGAATTCATCATATTCATGAGGGATTACTTCACAATTAATATTTTTTATATTATAACTAATAAATTCATTTGCATTTACTAGTGATAAGAATGTAAAGAGTATAACTGTTATTTTCATCATAGTGTGTAATTGTAGGTTGTTATATAGTATAAGTTTTACAAAATTTATTTCAATTTTTTTTTCATATGTTAAAATTGTACAAATTAAATATCAATAAATAGTATATGTTATATAACGCAGATATTATTATTATTTTTTTATTTGTATACTACTTAGATAATTTATCTATATATTTAAATAAAATACGATTCAAAAATACTAATATAAACCATAATACTAGATGGTTTTTTATACATTTTTTTATTAATTTATTCATTACTATCGCTACATTTAACGATTTAAGATATTGTTTAAATAATATTGAATCATGTTCTTATTCTGAAATATCCAATAATTCAATGTTAAGTGTAAAGAGTGCAATAATAGCACATCTTTATCATTGTGTATTTTTCTTTAAAAAACTTAATCATCATGATTGGACTCATCATATATTAATGGTTGGAGTAACTGGACCGTTAGCAGTTTACTATCCAACAAAACAAACTTCTTGTGCATTATGGTTTATGACTGGATTACCTGGTATGTTAGATTATGGGTTGTTATGGTTAGTTAAAATGAAATATATACATAAAAACCGGGAAAAAATAGCATATAAACATATTAATACTTGGATCAGAAGTCCTGGTTGTATGCTAACATTATTTTTAGGTTTACCAAAATTATTAAATCCATCAAATAATAATGAGTTAACAGTCGCAATAATAAACAGTATATTAGCTTATTGGAATGGTCAATATTATATGATGTTAACATGTGAATCTTATGGTAAAAGTAAAGCTTTAAAAAATCTTAAACCGTTATCGTACTAAATTTTTTTATTTTCAATAAGCGGTGAAGGAAGTTTAACCTGAGAAGATATTAACTTTTTTATTTTCTCTCGTGTTTTAGCAACACACATTGTTATTTGAGCAACCATTGAATTATAAGTTTCTTGTCCGCTCTCAGTACTAAACCATCCGGGGTTTTGCTCCTCCCATTCTTTTAAAGCATCAATATGTTTTTGTGTAATAGAATCTATACCTTTTTCAAATTTACCATCAATATCTTTAGACCATTCATCACATTCTTTTATATATAGACCTTGTTGTGTTTTATCTGGATGATTAGGTACATGATGAATTGGTCTATTATTAGTTTCAATATCTTGAACTGCTTTT